GTGATCTTTTTGTTTGCACGGGATAAAGCTCGATTTAGGTACAAAATCAAAAAAAATGAAAGGGCGGAAATGAAGCCGGGACCGAAGAAGACACCGACCGCAGATCTCACGAGTTGGCGAGCCAACATGGCAGAGAGAAAAAACGAGGCGAAGGTAGAGCCACTACGAGAGGCACCAGAAGCCCCGGTATGGTTGGATGCCGGGGCTATGATTTTCTGGAACGAGATCGCACCCGTGATATTTCGGGAATGCATCGTCACTGCTCTGGATGTTCCCGCTATCGGGATGCTTTGCAAGCGGTTTGCCGAGGCTGCGAAGTATGAACGGCTATACAAGGATCGGGAATTGATACCGACCGCAGACAGCGAGAAAGCTAACCCGCTCATCAAGGCCCGCAATGACGCACTCACCGAGGCACGGCGGTACATGGTCGAATTAGGCATGACGCCATCTGCGCGCATTGGACTCCCGAGCGCAGACAAAAAGGCGGGCAAGGTCATTGACGCAGGCGGAGATTTTGCAAAGGGATGACCGATTCCCTGAAAAATTTGATTTGCAGCTTGCCGGGCTTTGACCCGTTTCGAGACTCCGAGGGGTATCGATTCGACGAGGAGCTGGCCCTTGAAACCATAATGTTTTGGGAAAAGTATATTACCCACATTGAGGGAGAAGGTATCGAGGGACAGCCGTATCTTTTGCAGAACCACGAGGCTGCTATCATTGCGAATATATTTGGATGGGTGAGTATCAAGACCGGGTATCGTCGATTTCGCGAGTGCTTCTACTACGTGCCCCGGAAGAATTCTAAGACCACGTTTGCCGCTGGCCTTATGGTCGTCATCATGTGCCGAGATAAAGCATGGCGCATGCAGCTATATAGCGGGGCGGCTGACGCGGACCAAGCAGCAATCATTTACAACATAATGGTCGCCATGATTGAGGGAAACCCCGAGCTGTCTGCGCGGTTCAAGATTTCGCGCAGCCCACTAAAGATTACCCTCCGCAAAGACCAAAGCTCTTTTCGTCCATTGTCGTCAGTGGCACGAACAAAGCACGGGAAGAACGCCCATGCGGTTTGCTACGACGAGACCCATGCGTTTCAAAATGAGGAATTGATAGAGGCCCTTCACACCTCTATGGCGATGCGGCGGCAAGGGCTGGAAATCCACACCACCACGGCAGACCATATCCGGGAAAGCGTGTGCAATCGGCGGTACGATTATGCGTCACGTGTAAGGGACGGCGTAATCAGGGACCCGAGAATGCTGCCCGTGATTTACGAGGTGCCCGAAGCCGTCACAAAGACAGCCCCGGACTACTGGAAGAAGGAAAAGTACTGGCGGATGGCGAACCCGCTCTACGGTCAGACGGTGCAAGCTGACTACTTCGAGTCGGAAGTGAAGCAGGCGGAAATCGACCCACATAAGCTGGCAAGTTTTCTGCGGCTCCACCTGAACGTGAGGACGCAGAAATTCGACCGTATGATCGACATGGTCAAGTGGTCACTGAACGACGGCGACTATTCCAAGGCCGATTTTCTGGGACAAACGGCGGTCGGGGCTGCTCTGGATTTGGGCATGACCAGTGATTTGTGCTCACTTTGCCTGCTATTCGGCAATAGCTCTGAGGGGTTCAAGGCCATCTGGTGGCACTGGATTCCAGAAAAAGCGGCCACGGCCTACGAAAAAAGCCACGGGTTACCCTTCAAAGACTGGGAAAAAGAGGGTGTCGTCACCATTACGCCGGGTGATGAAATCGATTACGACCGTATTTTGCTCGAATTAGCAGGCCCGGAACCCGGCGAACGGGACTCAAAGAAGGCGAAGGTCAAGGGAATTGGGCAACAGTACGTAATAAGCATACCCAAAAAAGGCAAGCGCCCCGAGAAAGGGCTTGCCGTTGACCGGCTCTTCCAGGGTGCCTGGTTGGCGCAGCAACTCATTAAGCGGGGGTGGGTGGTCGAGGAATTTGGGCAGGGCTTCGCCAGCATGGCGGCACCCGTTCAAGATTTCCTTCACTTCCTCGCCAGAGGTCTATGGGGTCACGGCAACAACCCGATAATGAGATGGCAGGCGGGACATGTGGTCGCAGAAACCAACAGCACCGAAGACAAGAAGCCGTCAAAGAAGCAATCAGAGGACAAGATTGACGGCATCGTCACGGCAATTATGGCGACAGGTATGGCGATGCGTACCGAGCTTGCGATGGGTCACGCCTACGAAGACCGGGGGCTTCGCGTTTTGTCTGCACCCGACGAGGCCATGATACCGAAGCGGGGCGCAAAACGGCACCCGGTGAAGCTATCTGCGGAGGATCACGAATGGCTGGAAGGTGCCAGCGCGGACGGCGAATTGTACGGCGCAAGATTCGAGCAGGTATTTCAACGTCTCGGGCTATCCACATGGAACTATGTTGTGGACGTACAGAGCGGCCAAGGATGTTATCTGGCATGGCGTATGGAGGATTTAAGAAGACCGAGCAACGCAATTGATGTGGATGCGGATATACTGGATTCTGTACCCATGGTTAAGAACGTGCGGATCGTCCGCATTGGATAACGCAAGGAAGTAAGAAATGAGCAACAAATATATACGCAGAATAAACGGCACGGACAACACAGCGGCCAACGTGGACGTGTATGCAGTGCTGGAGGCCTTCGGCGTCCATTGCTCGGCACGGCAGCACGCCGTCAAGAAGCTGCTTTGTAGTGGCATTCGCGGCAAGGGCGACACGCTGCAAGACCTCACGGAGGCGGGCAAGTCTATCGACCGGGCCATCGAAATGGAGAAGCTGCGAACGGGGGGGCGGCTAGAGCGGCTGCGTGAGGCGGCGCGGATGTCGGAGTTCGGACGATGACTGAGGCAGAAGCGACACGCGGCTGGAGTCGATGCCAGTACGGCGCATAGAGGTTTTTTGTGTGAGAAAGGAATCTATATGCAATGTCCGGAATGCGGAAACCCGCGAACATTTGTAGACACGACCCGGCAATTCACACCAGTAGACGACCTGCCGTATATATCGCGGGACCGGCGCTGCCCTGAATGCAGGTACAGATTCACCACGCAAGAGGTATGGACAGATCTACGCATGAACAAAGAAACAGGCGCATTGATCCATAGTAAATAATTCCTCCACATATGGAGGAATCTTAGATGCCGTCATAAAATACAGTCCTTGGGAACGTGTGGTATGCCGGGTGAAGTGGTTTCTCTCCCTACTTCGCCCGGCGCGCCGCTAACTCGTGGGTCTGTATTTGTTCGGATTATTTGAAAAATCAAAGCCTCGGCAAAAGGCTGTCACGATCACAACTACCCGTGATCTGATTAATCAGAATCCCAGCATACGGCAGCAGGCGACGCCACAAAACGCCATGCAGCTAGCCACGGTATTCTCGTGTGTCCGGGTCCGGGGCGAGACATTCGCGCAACTATCCCCTAAAGTCTTCGAGCGCATGCCAGACGGGTCACGGGAAGATCGCCCTGACCACTGGCTGTCAAAACGACTCAAGACCTCCCCCGGCTTCGGTTATTCCCCCTTCGATTTTGGCGAGCGCATGTCAAACGACCTCGATTTGTGGGGAAATTTCTACGCGTATCGAGTATGGAGTGGCGATGAGGTCGTGGACTATATACCCTTGGAGCCTGCCGACGTACAGGTTAAGCGGAACCTAACGACACTCAAGCTGGAATACACAGTACCAAGCATGACATTTAAGCACCTTGGCACCCTCACACAGCGCGAAATCCTACACGTAAAGCGCATGTCAAGAGACGGAATCAAGGGAATCACACCCATCGAGCAATGCCGTTCGACCATGAACCTGTCTCTTGATATTGACCAGCATGGATCGACCGTTTTTCGGAACGGTGCACGGCCATCAGCCGTAATGGAATTTCCAGAGGCTCTTGACGATGAGCAGCACGAGCGACTACAGCGTGATCTCGATACCAACTGGAACGGAGCCAAAGCCAACAGGACATTAATCCTGGAGAGCGGCGGCAAAATGAGCCCGCTTGCCATGGGAAACAGGGACGCTCAATTCCTGGAGTCGCGCAAATTTCAACGCACCGAGATCTGCGGTATGTATCGCGTGCCTCCCCACCTAATCGCAGACTTGGAACGCAGCACCAACAACAATATTGAGCAACAGTCTCTCGAATTCGTGATGTATGGCGTGCTCCCCGACGCTCGGCGCGTTGAAAGTATCTTCAATTCCATAGAGCTTGCCGGGTCTAATTTTTTCATGGAGTACCAAATCGAAAGCCTGATTCGTGGCGACTTCGAGGGCAGGATGAAGGGCTATCAGTTGGCAATCCAATCTGGACTCATGACCCCAAATTTCGTATGCCAGAAAGAGAACTGGCCGACCGACCCGGAAAACGGAGACAAGCGGCTCATGATGGTAAATGTGGCGAGTCTGGAAAAGGCCGTCACTATGCCAGCTGAAGGAGCAACCAACTAATGGAACGCAAGCGTTTCGATTTTGAAATCAAAGCCATAGACGAGGCGGGCCGTTTTGAGGGCTGGGCTTCGGTCTACGGCAACAAAGACCATGGCGGCGACGTAGTGCTACCCGGTGCCTTTGACGAGTCTTTAGCCAACTGGCAAGGCGCAGGTCGCAAGGTTCCAATCCTGCACAACCACGATCACAGCGACATTCGCGGCGTCTGGGAAGTCTTGGAAAGCCGTGACAAAGGACTGTGGGGACAAGGTCAGCTAAACCTCGACATAGAGGCGGGGCGGGACTCTCGCGCACTCATGAAGCAAGGGGCAATCAGCGGTCTCTCGATTGGCTACAACATCGAAGACGGCGGAATTTCCTACGACGAAGAAAAACAAACCTACCTGCTTAGCAAGCTGAATCTTTGGGAGGTGTCCATCGTGACGTTCCCCATGAATGACCTTGCACGGGTGGAAGTTGTGAAGTCGAAAAACGAGCGACGGACTGTTCCGACCGTTCGAGAAATTGAACGAGCGCTACGAGATCAAGGGTTTACGTCTTCGCAATCAAAGCAGATCGCGAAGGTGGCAAGCGGGACGCTGTCACAAGGCGAAGAACCCAGCCGGGAAGGCGATACAGAAGTGCTTTTGGGAGCGGTCGAAGGACTGCTGAAACAAATGGCAATCAATTAAAGGAGCTGACAATGTCGGCAGAATTCAAAAACGTAAACGAGGCCATCGAAAAGATTGGCGGCGCTTTTGAGGAATTCAAAAGCAACATGACGGACCGTATCAAGGCCGTTGAAAGCAAGGGCCATGTGGATCCCTTGCTGGAAGAAAAGCTCAACAGAATCACCGAAGACCTCGCCAAGAGCGACGCGGCAAAGGACCTTCTAGACGAGCAGAAAAAGAGCCTCGACGAACTCAAGGCCCGCACGGCTGAGATGGAAGAAAAGCTGAACCGCCCAATACTCACCGAAGGCGGAAAAAGCATCGTACCTGCGGAAGTACTCGCCAAGCGTAACGAATTTTTGCGCACCGGCAACGACGCCATCCGCCACGAAGTCAATGAACAGATGGCGTCACTGGCCCAGGGTAAGTCACTTAACATGACGGTATCTGAGGATGGCGCGGTATTCTGGGAAACCATGAAAGATTCTGCCATCCTGCAACTTGTTCGCGAACAATCGCCCATTCGGCAGATTGCGACCGTCAAGAGCATCGGCGGTCCTGCCTACGAATTGCGCAAGAAAACCGGCGCAAGCACGGGGGGATGGGTTGGAGAACGCGAAGCACGGGCAGAAACCACTTCCCCGACCTTCGGCAAACAGGTCATCAACGTCCACGAGATCTATGCTGAACCGTGGGCCACTCAGACTATGCTGGACGATGCCGACTTCGACATTGAAGCGGATCTCAACGAGGACATCGCGGAGACTTTCGCCATCGAAGAAGGCACAGCCTTCGTGACTGGCAACGGCGAGAAAAAACCCCGTGGCTTTCTAACCTACGGCGTAAGCACGAGCCCCACCAGCGAGCAGATGGAGTATATCCCCTCTGGAGCCTCTGGCGCATTCGTTGCCAGCGGTGGTCATGTCGTATTCGACACCGTGATTGGGACCCTGAAAGACGCCTATCACGACGGCGCTGTATGGGTCATGAAGCGACCCACGCTTGCAAGCATCATGAAAATGATGGACGAAAACAAGCAGTTTGTCTGGCAGCCCAGTTTGCAGGCAGGCACACCCAGTACAATTCGCGGCTTTGCTGTGAAGCAGGCAGACGCAATGCCGACGCTTGCGGCTAACAGCCTCTCGGTGGCCTTCGGTAACTTCATGAAGGGCTACTACATCGTAGACCGTCAAGGCGTTCGTCTGGTGCGAGACCCCTACACGACCAAGCCTTACGTGAAGTTTTACACCACGGCACGAATGGGTGGCGACGTTGTACGACATGAGGCCATCAAGGTCATAAAGTTCGCCACTTCCTAATTGACTTAATCTTAACCACAGCCAGCCCCGAAAGGGGCTGGCGCGGAGATACTAAAATGCGAGATATTGACTCCACTTTGGTGGCAGTAAAGGGCATCACGCCCCAGGTTGTTAATACCGGCGGCGGTGCCGTCAACACGGGCAACGTTGACCTTCGCGGGTACGACGGCGCTTTGGTTGTGTTCTCCATCGGCGCGAACGGTGGCGACACCCTGAGCGGCACCAATAAGTTCACCGTCCTGGCACAGGATGCCAGCGACGCGGGCAGCGACACGCCCGGCGACTATGCGGCGGTTGACGCTGATGATGTTGTGGGTGTGACGCCTGCAAGCGGCATCGTGTACACCATTGACGACGCAGCCGAAGACGACATGGTTTATCAGTTCGCCTATGTCGGAGGCAACCGATTCCTGAAAGTCACTGTAACGCCTAACGGCACACTGACCAACGGCAACCCGGTGTCGGTAAATATCATCAAGGGCTTACCACATCGAGTCCCTGCTGTCTAACTCTCCTGTTGTGGGGCGCTTCGCCGGGTAGCGCGTTAAAAATTACCCGGCAACTTTAAACCATTTTGATTCGGAGAATATTCCATGGCTGAAGCCACTTATATTTGTCGCGAAGACTTCGACGGGGCCATTGACGGCATCCACGTAACGCGCTTCACTGCGGGCAGTATCTATGCCCTCCCTATCGACTTCGCTGCGGACCTCATCAACAGTGGCGTCATTGCCCCCTGCGCAGACGCAGAGAACAAAGACGATGACGACTACACCCACTACGTCGTAGCAAAAGACTTCGACCAGGAACGCGACGACGGCGGCACGGAGCGTTTTAAAGCAGGCCAAGAAATTGGCATGTCGGAGGCTGACGCGGTTGAACTGATTGAGCAGGGCTTAATTACCGCAAAGCAGACGACACCCAAACGCAAAGCAAAGCGCGGCGCACCGAAGAACAAGGCGCGATAAATGAGCCTCGTAATCACCACAGATCCGGCGGTTGAGCCAATATCAGTCGATGAAGCGAAGACACAAGCGAACGTGTATTTCGACGAAGACAACGATTTTATTGGCGCACTCATTACGGCTGCGCGTGAGGTCAGCGAGGCGGCAACGTGGCGGCAATTCATAACGGCATCATTCGCGCTCAGATTAAACGACTTTCCCTTGATTGACAAGATCGAGTTGCCCCGGCCTCCACTCCAATCCGTGGAATCGATTACATACACCGACACCGATGGAGCAGAGCAGACCCTTGCGACCTCTGTCTATACCGTGGACACGTACAACACACCGGGGCGTGTTCTGTTGAAATACGGGCAGGACTGGCCAGCAACACGGGGTGACCGTAATAACGTCGTGATTAATTTCACGGCTGGTTATGGCGACACGTCGGCAGCGGTTCCAGCCACAGCCAAACAGGCTATTTTGATGCGGACCGCGCACTGGTATCAACACCGGGAGCCAACGGTAGCGGCTACCATTGCTAATGTTCCAGAGGGGCCAAAATTCTTAGACAGCCGTCTTCGGTTCCGTCATCGATTCGACTGGGCAGATGGAGACATCGGAACATTATGAGCGGGACAGGAAAATACAGGCACAGATTCCTGATAGAAAAACGGGCCACGACACAAGACGCTGTCAGCGGGCAGGCGTCAGGCGCTTGGACCACTCACCTGGATTGCAGGGGCGAAGTATCAGAAGTGTCGACTATGGAATCACTCAAACAACAGATCCCAATAGGCGAAATCACCCACACAGTAAAGCTCCATTATCGCCCCGGCGTACTGAATGCGATGCGGGTATCTTGGGATGGCCGGATTCTCGGCATCGTCGGCGTTACGGCAGACCCCAGGAAGCGATTCCTAACGCTGAATTGCAAGGAGGCGGTATGAGTAGAGCACTTGTAAACGTAACCGGCGACCGGGAGCTAATCAAATCACTCCAAGCACTGGATCAAAAGGTGCGACGGCGATTAGTAAAACAGGCCATGAAAAAGGCGGTTGCTCCAATTGTGCAGGCCCAGAAGATGGGCGTTATGCCTGTCAGCCCGACGATTGCTGGCAGCATCGAGGCCAAGATTAAAACGCGCAATAAAGGCGCTTTTATGTCGGCTCAGATTGGGCCTAGCAACGACGCGGCGCACGTAGGCGTGACTACCTCCACGAACCCCGTGACAGGAATTACGACCAATCGACTACACAAGCCAGTCAACACGGCGCACCTTGTGGACGGCGGCGTGAAGCCTCACCAGATACGACTCCCGAAGATGAATATTACGATAGACCATCCCGGCACGAAAGCCACTCCTTTTGTGACTCCATCGCTAGATGACAACCGATATCTGGTGCAGGCCGTTTTTGACAATACACTGGTCAAGGGCATCGAGCGGGCAGCGCGTAAAGCGGCACGTATGGCTGCAAAGGCGTAGCAATGGCACTACTTAAACCAGAGGCAGCGATTAGAAAGCTACTGATAGACGACGCGACCCTCGGGGCTGCAATCTCAACCCGGCTATACCCTGGGGCAGCACCAGAAAAAGCGACATTTCCCCTCGGTATATACGAGCGGAGAAAAGGCACTTTTAACAGCAACATGACGGGACGCGGAACGCTACGAATGGCAGAGATAACACTGGCCTTTTACGCATGGGACTATTTAGAACTCGGCGCGATTTGTACAGCGGCAATCAACGTCATTGATGGATATAGAGGCGCGGTCACAATCGGCGCAGATAGCGTATATATCGACAGTGTTTTAGCTACAGAAGATTCAGAGAGTGTGTTAGACGTTCTGGACGATGACGGGTCGAGCGACCAATTACATTCGGCGGAACAGGTATTTCAAATAGCATGGGCCGATCCGGTTCCAGCATAGAAAGGTTACAACATGCCAGCAACAGCAAAGACCGGATTAGGAACCACGATCACATTCGTGACCTCGTCATTTACGGCCAAGATAATTGACATCGGCAACATCTTCAACGTGGCACGCGGTGAAATTGAGGCAAGCAACATGACCTCCACCGATTGGATGGAATACATCCCCCAAGACCTGGCAGACCCCGGCGATCTCTCGTTTACGATTGAATACGATGGCGACGTTGATCCCCCTGTCAATGCAGCGACCGAGGCCATCAATATTGACGTGGCAGGCGGCGGAACTGGCTACCTCGTCAAGGGCACGGGATTCGTTTCTGGATTCACAGCAACGGCACCACACAACGACAAAATGACGGCAGACATTACCGTAAAATGGTCCGGCGCTCTCGATTTTGCAGGGACGACATGATGAGCAGCTGCGCGATGACAGGTAATCCCGATGAAGTTGGGCCCGTCGTTAATCCTACTGCGCGACTCCTGACCAAAGAACTGATAGACGCACTGAATACAGATCGCGACATTGTCAGATTCTACGTTCCAACGTGGAAGGGTGATGTATTTATCAGAACAGTTGACGCGGGCGAATGGGACAGAATCGAGGCCATGTCTCAAAAGCTGTCAGACATTCCGGGCAGTGTGCCAGATTTCCGGGCACACTGCGTGCAATGTTTTCTGAGTGATGAAGACGGCAATTCGCTGTATACCAGAAAGCAGATCCCAATCATATCTGCCATGAATCAAAAGGCGGTCGATGAGATTTTCGAGGCGGGATTGAAGTTCAATTCTGCCCGCGAAGAGGACATAGAGAAGATCGTAAAAAACTACTAGACCGGCCCTTGCGAAAATTCATAGTTAAACTATCGATTCGCATGGGACGGTTTATACACGAAGTTGAAAAACTGCCAATAGCAGAACTGCTGGAGTATTTGGCGTATGACAGAATCGAGCCATTCGGAGACACACGCGGAGACCTGCAAGCTGGCATTGTCGCGGCTACGGTGGCGAACTCTGTGAGGACCAGGGGCAAGGCGGCGCAACCATCGGATTATATGCCGGACTTCACACCGAAGGCAGCACAGACACCAGAGCAGATGGCGATCATTCTGCAACAGTTCACACAATTGCATAATGCAAAGTTGAGGAAATAACAACATGGCGAAAGTCGGCAGATTACACGTACAGCTTACGGCAGGCGTTGCAGCATTCGGTCGGGGACTCAAACGAGGCCAAGGCATGATCGCGACATTTGCGGCAGGCTCACGTGCAAAGCTGTCTAAATTCGCATCGGTCGGAAAGGCTGCCTATAAAAAGCTGGCAGTTGCCGGAGGGATAGCGGCGGCTGCGGTCGGGCTTGCATTTGCGCGGGCAGCATCGGCAATTGACGACCTCGCAAAATCCAGCAGAAAACTACTCGGCAACAATGGCGCAACCGGAGCATTGAAGGGAATCAGGCAGGCGGCGGGAGAAGCGGGCGTATCGCTCACCGAAGTAGACACAGGCCTGGAGAAGATGCTCGAAACCTTGGGCAAAGCCAAAGAGGGGGACGCCTCGGCACTGAAGGCGCTTGAGCGCGTGGGATTGACTGCCAAGGACCTCAAAAACCTGAAACCTGAGCAGGCACTACTCAAGATTGCGGACGGTATACAGGCCATCGGAGACACAGATAGAAAGATCACTGCGGCTCGTGGAATCTTCGGGCGGGGCGGCGGCTCTCTCGTGGGTCTATTTAACCAAGGATCCGGTGCAATCCGAAAGGCTCAATCCGACATGGTGCGATTTGGGCAAGCGCTGACAGGCGTGGAGGCCTCCGGCGTTGAACAGATGAATGACAGCCTCGGGCGCAGTCGGCTCATGTTAGACGGATTCACCAAGCAGATGACCGTCAAGCTGGCACCATCTATCACTGCATTAAGCGAAGGCTTTATGACTTGGATTGATGGACTAGGTGGAGTGGGTGAGGCTTCTGAAACGTCGTTTAATTTCATGATTGATATTGCGGGTAAATTTCTTGACAAGCTGGAATTGATAAAAGCCGGATTGATGGCGATGAAAAAGGGCTTACTTGATGCTGGCGCGTCTGCCCTTTCCTTGGTTGACAAGATTGAGTTACCCGGCGCAGATAAACGCAATCGCGACAACCTTATAGAAAAACGGCTGCAACAGTTTCCAGAGCATCGGCGCGAACAGGCACGCAAGATTATCGGCGAGGGCAGATACACCGAAGAGCGCGTAACTTTTGGCAGAATAGCAGAGGGATTGAAAGGCGAAGCGGACGCGACAGGCGAGGGCATAAATGCCATCAAGGAAAAGCGCAAAGAGGAAGGTACAGCGGGCGAGCGGTTCAAGAAATTCATATTCAAGGCCAATGAATCAGCAGCAGACAAAGCAGCAGCGGCCACGAGCCAACAGGCAGCAGACCAAGCCAAGATAACTGACGAATTAGAAAAGCAGCTTGACATACAGAAAGAACTTGCAGGCGCATCAGCTGGACAGGGTGAACGCGGATTGACTGCATTTAGCGGCGCGGTCTTCGACAACAACGCACAGATAGCAGCAGCGGCGAAGGTCAGGACTGGCAACACAGGCTCCGACGGCATGCAAAATAGTCTCCTAAAACAAATCGCGGACAACACACGGGCACCCGTGGCGGTGGCGGGCTAATGGCTGTAATCTCTGACATTATCGAGACCCATGCGGCAAACGAGACCGAGGGTAACCTTGATTACCTCGTGCGGCGGTTTATCGTCACCGGGCTAGCATACACCGGCACTGCTGGCCTGTGGGATGCACTGAATGCTATCGGCGTGCCACGGGCGAATGAATGGGCACCGGGTAATACAAATCTGGTCTGCGTCGGGCGGAAGGTAGAATTTCTCTCCAATAGCAACACCAAGGCACAAATCGATTGTGAGTATCGACCCATCGCGGATAGTAAGACCAATTTCATTTTTAGCGGCGGCACCCAGCTTGCACAGGTAACATCGCAGGTAGATGCTTACGGAAACCAGATCGCCGTTGCACACCAGTGGCCCTCAAACGACCCTGACTATCCCAGCCAATACCATCTCCAAGGGTTGGACATGGCGGTATTAATGCCACAGACAACCCTCGTCGCGGTTGGTCAACTTCCTATCGCATGGCCCAGCGCCTTCGCGGAGTTCTGGGTTGGGTCAATGAATGAAACATACTGGTCTGGTGCCGACCCGTACAAGTGGATTTGTAGCCGGGTTGATTTTCGGGGCCTGGACAACGGATTCGGACGACAACGGCGATGGGAGTTCACCATGGAATTCCAGAAGAATCGCAACACATGGATTCCGCAGACATTTTTTGTTGACCCTAGAACAGGGAAGCCCCCATCAGACCTTGTACCCGGCGAAGGCATCAAAAACGTGGACTGGTACGGCGTCGTGGATTACAACTATTTATTCCCGGTGACTTAATGAGCGGACCCCATCAAAAGCTGACGACTCCTAAGAAGGGCGAACCCATCACGGCCAACGGGTTAAAGAATCTGGCTGCGGCTATCGTTCGCTCCATTGTTCCCGGTAAGGGGATTGTCGTACAGCCGATGGGGGATAAGGTCGTTGTTTCACTCAGACCCCAGGGGAGAGGTGCGGGTGGAGCGGGCGGATTCCAGGATCAGGCTATCAAAAAGGCCATGTATGTATATTTCGTTTCGCTTGAATCAGAGCTTCCCGATCCCACAGTAGACGACCGGGTGGAGCGGTGGCACATGGGATGCGTGGCAGAAGAGGGCGGTGGAGGCAATACTGGCGTCTGGTACGTCATCAACCCTGCTGGGGATGGATGGGATCCCTTGAACCGATGGTAACAATCTGATGGGCTGGCCCGGCGCAGACATAAGCGGCACAATATTCACGGACGCATTCAAGGGGCGCGACTGGCTACACGCGATCTGTCTCGGCGTCAATGAGCGTCAAGGTTTGCTAGGAATCACCAAAACGGCATGGACCAAAGCGGACGGCGTGACAACGGTGACTGACCCCGTCTTGGCTGATTTTGAGGACATGTTTACCTCTGGTCGCAGCACCATGGTTGAGTTGAATCTCAGGGCCGCGAACTCTGCTATTCAGGCAATGATAGGCTCTTCATTCACGCGCAAGACAAGCGGGCTATCATATTTCACGGAAGACTCACTCAAGAGCGATGCACTCAATTTTTCCAGCGCGGCATCATTCCTTGGCGTTCGAGATCCCGTCCCATGGCAGACGATAAAGAGCAACCTTGACGCCATGCTCTACCTTGGCATTACACCGAGATTCACATCAACAGGCACGCGCACGGGCAGTGATTCCAATTTCAACGCACAGACATCGTGGGCAAATCGGGCGATTGGCAGTTCTTTTGAAACGGACGGCACGCCATTCACTCCAGCATACGAAGAAGTCTACTGGCAGATGAAGCAGACCGGCACGAACTGGGTTGCGGAAATCATGAATACGCTAAACGTCACAGCAGCCACGGCGGCACTTCGAGGCGTAATCACGGACGGCTACTACAACTACACAGGCTCAGCA